GCAGTCGTAAGGGTGCAGATGGTCCACCGTCGTGATCGGAAGCGAGGTCAGCGCGGCGATCAGGCGGGAGATGATGACGGCATCGAACCGGATGCCCTGGCCGCTCCCGAGATGGATCACCGGGTCACCGTACAGGCGCACGTCCTCAGCCGTCATCGGGCGCAGCACCAGGTCCGTGATCTTGTCATCCCCGATTTGAATCGGCCGGCTGAGCGGAATGCGCGTGCTGCCCGGTGCCAGGGCCGGCACGGCGACGAGATCGTCCGCGCTGTGAATCGGAATGCGTGGCAGCGGGTTCTGCATGGGTCCTCTACGCAGCCTGCGCGATAGCTGCCGGCTGTGCTCCAGCTGCCAGCAATTCCTCTGCGCCCATGCCCTCGAACGTGATGACGAACGAGCCTTCGGACACGTTCAGCGTGACGATGCCGGTGCAGACGGCATTCCGCAGCACGTATGACTTGCCGTTCAGAATCTCCGTGCGGACAGTCACGTTGAATGCGCCCTGGAGGGCCACGAGCGCGGTCGCGTCCGTGTCTGAGATCGTCATTTTGATTGACGGAGCCCGATAGGCTTCCGAGAAGCCGTGCACGCCATCCATGCCGGAAACGGACTTCCGGTCGATCAGCCCGATGGCGATTTCCAGGTCGCCGCGCAGCAGTAGACGGTTGCCGTCGATGTCCACGAATGCCGTGCCGAAGCGATTGATGGTCGCCATGATGACTCCTAGGCCGCGATCGCCGTGGCAGCCGGTGCCGGATACTGCAGCCGGAACTGGACGAGCAGCGCGAAGATGCGCAGCTGGTTCACCAGGTCCGGCGGGAACAGGACGTCGAGCCGGTTCGGATCGTTCGCATTGCGCTCCACGATCAGCGCGTTGGTAAAGGCCGGCGTGTTCTCGACAATGCCGAGGTATTCCATCTCGCTGTATTGCGCGACCAGTTCAGCCCGCACGATGTTCGGCGTGACGATTGCCTGCCCAGGACCGAACCGCGTGCCGTTGTCTGCCAGCTTGCAGCGCGGGAACTTTGACAGGATGGCATTGCGCAACGTCCGGACGATCAGCTGCAACGTGGCCGGCGTCTGCACGTCCAGATAGGACGGGTCCGCATTGCCGAAGCCGTCCTTCTGGTAGGTCGTCACGCACCGCTCGATCCGCGCGACCCCGTCTGCATAGGCCGTGCAGGTGGCGATGCCCGAGAACAGGAGGGCCTGCCGGTCCGCGACGATGAAGCGTGAGCCCGGAGGCGCGAACACGACCCCGTTCAGGGGCAACGTCTGCAGCGGCCGCGCCGGATCAGCGCGCAGCGACACGGCGGCTTCCCCGGTGAGCGCAGCCGCGATGCGCCAGGCCGGCGACGGCGTGCCGATGGTGGACGTCGCGGTCGGCGCAGCCAGCTGCGGAAAGCCGAGGACGGAACAGTGCTGGTCGTTCCGGGCCTGGCCGAACGTCTGCAGTGCAGCAGCCGTCCCGCCGCGCGCCGTGAAGGCGTGCCCGTACAGCTGGACGTTCCAGGCCCAGCGGCCCGTTTGATCGTTGAAGGCAGCCTTCAGCTCGTCGAGCTCCGACGCGTCACTCCAGGCCGAGCACACGAAGTCATATTCGCTATCAGCCAGGCTCGCGAGCGCAGCCGTGATGTCCGGACTGCCGGTGCCACCAGCCATCGCGGCAAGCGTCACGCTCAGCCCGGATGGCGTCCACTCGGCCCCGGCAATGCCTGCCAGGTTCAGGCTGATATCGATGACATCGCCGTGCGTGCCAGCAGTGTGTGCCGTCAGGGTCACGACGCCGCTGGCTGCAGCTGCCGTGACCAGAGACATCGGGTCAGCATTGATCGCGGCCGCGAGCGCATTCGCGATGCCGGTCGGCGTGGACGTGGGCACGATGCCCACCGGATAGCGCCGGCCGGCAACGTAGACGGCAATCGTACTGGACTGCGTAGGCGTGCCGGCAAACGTCACGGTCCCTGATGCCGGCGTGCCCGTGGGAGCAGGAACGGCGATACAGTAGAGAATCCCGGTCGGGTCGTTCGCCCGGTAGGCGTCCACCATGTCCGCGAGCATGCTGCCGGCTCCGAACAGGGCCACGGCCTGGCTGTAGCTCGCCACGAGCAGCGGCGTGTTCGTGGCTGCTGGAGCCGTCTGCAGCTTGTAGCCGAGCAGGCAGGCCGGCTGCGGGGTCTGCAGGTAACCCGCCTGTGTGTTATCGAACTCGGCCCAAAAGAGCGGGACCCGAAGGTTCGGCGGGATCGTGTTGAAATCAACCGGCATGGGTCCTCCCTACTGCACCGTGCGCGGCACGGACGTGATCTGCCGTGCACCTGGAAGCCGTGACAGCTGGAGTGCAGCGCGGCGCGAAACGGGCAACGTCCAGAGCGTGCCGGACTTCGGCACCTGCAACGTGACCTCGACCTGTCCGTCCGGCCCGATGGCTGCCAGGTTCGGGTTGAACGGCTCGATGCAGTCCACCGTGATGTACGCGATATGGAACTCATCCGTGACGACGGGCGGGAAATACTCATCGAAGATGACGGTAACGGTCAGGATCGCGGCAACGGTCCGGCGGTCCGTGTCCAGAATGCTCCCGAATTCGTAGCGCACGTCATCGCCGCCGATCGAGGACAGTTCCAGCGCGGTGTACCAGAGCGGATTCGGATAGAGCGCGGCACGCACCTGCTCGATGAGCGAATCGGCCGGCGTGCAGGCATCCAGCTGCAGCCGGTCCCCGGCCGTCTGCGTGATGTCGGAGAACGTTTCCGCGACGGCTTCGATGGTCACGTCCAGGTGATGCCGGAACTGAAAGCACCCGCTGTCGCCGTTCAGCGGCACCATGTGGTCCCGCTGCGTATAGACTGACAGGCACGGCAACGGCCGCTCCCGGCGCAGCGGCAGAATGGGACTGCTGAACACGTTTGTCCCGGCATCCGTCACGCTGACCAGCAGGTTCCGGGTCGTGTTGCGGATCTGTTCAGCCGGCAGCATGGGTCACGCAGCCGTGACACTGGCGAGCGGGGGCAGCGGGCCGGTCGTGCCCTGCCCCATGCGCAGCAGCTGCAGCCGGACGTGCCCGCCGCCGTCCTGCAGCAGGGAGCCGATTTCCCAGTCTGCCCCACGGAAGCCGACCCGGTCCCCCTGGCTGGGCGTGTAGCCTGCTGGCAGGTCCAGCAGCCGCACGCCGCACCAGGGAGCCTGATCGAACAAGCCGACGACGGTCCCGAGGTCCGTGCGGGCCGGCGTCGTGTCGAAGATCGCGCGGCCTGGGACGCCGACCCCCGACGTGTCGGGATACCAGAGGACAGCTTCGCCGAACTGCGCGATGCAGACCTGCAGCGCCTTGTCCTCGGCGTCCCACCAGGGTTGCAGATTCATTTAGACGGCCGACGGAATGAACTTGACGCGCGTGGCAGCACCGGTCGCGGCGACCGTGTCTACCGAGTAGCCCAGCAGCACCGTGCCGGCAGCGTCGATCATGCCGGTTGCCGTGTTCCACTTCATCGGGTCCCCGGCATTGACGGCGAGCGCCGTGCTTTTCACGACGGGAAAGACGCCGCTGACGGTGACCACGCAGTTGCCGCCCGTGGCCGGCAGCGTGGTCCGTGACACGCCGACGATCTTCCCGAGGACGATGATCTGCCCCGGATACGTGGCGATCGTGACGGGCACCGTGATGTCGTTCCCCGGCTGAAAGCCCGCGATCTCCGCGCCGTAGGCATTCGGCACGCCTGCGCCCGCTGCTGCTAAGGGTTGAACGCCGACGCCCGCGTCCTGCTCAGTCACGTATTCCATAGGGTCCTCCCGCTACGCGCCCGGATTGTGGACCATGCCGCGCCAGTCGATCGGCGCTGCGGCAAAGTCTTCACGGGCTTTGAATTCCACGCCGTCCACGTCGAAGCCGTCCCGGGCTTCCAGCGTGGGCCCGCCCATCTGCGCGCCCTCGAGGAAGGCGTATTCGATGGTGTCGATGCTGGCCGGCGATGCGATGATGTACCAGTCCAGGCCGGTGATGCGGGCATCGATCACGACCTCGACGGACTTGAGCGCAATCGGGATCGCGGTGCCGAGCGTGGTCGGAACAACCGTCGCGGCCGTCAGCTGCAAGGCTGCCAGTTCCTTCAACGGCCCGCAGACGAGGAAGGCCGGCACGAGGTTCAAGAACTGTCCGTCCGGACTGGTCTGCGTCCGCAGCAGCCGGCGAGCTTCTGCCATTGACGCGACGGTGATGTCTGCTGCCGTGCCGACGTTGTTATGCGCGGCAGAGAACAGCGCATTGCCGTCCGACATGACCGGATTCGTAACGAGGATGGAATAGACGGTATCGCCCTCCATCGTCGCGGCAGAATTGCCAAACATCTGCGGAATGCGGGTCAGCGCGCCCAGGTCATCGTTGACCATTGCCTGGCGCGTAAACGCGATGATCTTGCCGAAGGTGCCGAGCTGGATGATTTCTGCCCGGGACGGCAGTGCCCCGCGCTTGTACTCGGCGTGCTGCGCGACCGGCTCTAGCCGTGGGGCCAGACCCATCGCGATGCGGTTCATGACCCGGAAGTCGGGCAGCGTGGTTGCCCGGCACCAGCTGGTGAACGTGCGCGGGGCCACCGTGTAACCTTGCGTGAGCGAGGCACGCGCCAGGTTCAGGAGCACGGACACGAAGTCGTCCGTCACCAGGTATGCCTGCGGTCCCTGCCGCGTCGAGACATCGTGCAGCGCATCGAAGTCCTTGACGCGCAGGGCAGCAGCCGCCACCCGCTCACGGCTCCAGCCGTCCGGATTCCGGCCGTGCGCACGCAGCCATTCCCGCCCCAGCTGCAACAGGGATAGGCCGTTGAACGTCCGGCCCTCTGCCGTCAGCGGGTGCGCGGCCGGGTCGGCGTGGTTCAAGAGGAAGTTCTGCATGCCGCTGCGCCAGGCCGTCAGCCGATCTGCTCCGACCTGCAGCGCGCCGGCCCGGATGGTCGGCTGCTGCTCGCGGAGCCGGGAGAAGATCCGAGCGCGTGCCGTGTCCACGGTGACGCCCTCATCAATCAGTCCTCGACCGAGTTCGGCATCGAGCCCCGCAAGCTGGACGGCTTCGCCGATTTCACGCGCGCGACGGCGCTCTGCCAGCGTGCTAGCGTCAACGGCACCGCTGCCGTTGTTGCCGTTGCCGGCGTGAGCGGCCGGACCCGCGCTGCGTTGGTGACCCGCGCTCCGATCCTCGTCGCCATTGACATCGTCGTCGTGTTCATCGGGTTCTTTCCCTTCCTTGTCTTTGTCCTCGGGTGGTTCGTCCCCGGGCGGCTTGCCCTGGCGCTTGCGCGGCACAGCCAGTTCGTCGGCGGTCGGCATGGTCACTTCCTCCCGGGTCGTGATGGTGCACGGATAGCGAACAGCGCCGGTGCCGGTGCTGTTCCAGACGTGCGCGTTACTGCGGACGTGCGCGCCGGCATCCGCGCCGATGGGCACGAGCGACAGTTCGAGCGGTTCCCAGCTGGTGGCGCGGATCACGGCCGGCGTGTCCCGGCTGCCGCGCTCGACTTCCTCTGCAGCGTGTGTCCGGTAGCCGACGGACACGTTGCGGATGATGCCGTCCTCGACCTTCCGGAGAATCGGGGCCACGTCGGGCGTGTCCGCGAAGCGGATCAGTGCCCGGCCTTCTCGCGTCCGGCCGGCATCCGTCACGGCATCCTGCAGCCACGCCCGTTCCACGACGCCGATGACGCCATCCAGGCCCCACGAATCATGCGCGGCGAGGACGGATGCGCCGTTGTTCAACCGGCTGAGGTCCACTGCCCCGTCGTCAAGGGACAGTTCCTCGATGAACGGGTCGTCGTAAAACCCGCCGCGCTCGACGCGCGCACCAGTCGTCCACGTTACTTCGACCGTCCGTGCAGACGGCAGAAAGGTCGCGGGTGCGAAGGCGGCGCGGAGCGAGCCGGGCGCTAGCTCGATCACCCGTTGCGCGGCGGATGATCGGGACATCTGATTCGACGCGCGCTAAATGAATTCTTACGGCACTGCAAGTCCTGCCGGCTAGGCAGCTGCCTGCTGGACGTGCTATGACGAGCCCGGATCGATCATAGGCGTTCCTTTCGTTGGGCAGTCTGCGGCGGCTTCCGGGTGAACTCA